CAACACCAACACCAGCAGTACCAGCAGTACCAGCAGTACCAGCAGTACCAACACCACAAGCAGTACCAGCACCAATAGCACCAATAGCACCAATAGCACCAATAGCACCAGCACCAACACCAACACAAGAACCAGCACCATCAACAACACCAGCACCAGCACCAGTACAAGCGCCACCCCCTAAAAATACAGGTAAAAACTTATCTAGTCGTGCAAATAGAAGACGTGCTAGAAGAAAAGAACAAAAATCACAAAAGAATAAATCAGAGGCATCAGGCAAATTAAGACCAGCACGAAGACTAGCACCAGCACCAGGACCAGCACCAGGACTAGCACCAGGACCATCATCAGTAGTAGCACGAGGACTGGGACCAGCGCAACAATCTATTTCTGGTATTGCAAAGACTGCGAAATTAAAAACAACCAACATTAATGAATTAAGGAGATTGAAATCTAAGGAACGCCGGGAATTACGTAGATTTAAAAAGGCTACTACCAAACCTAGATTAGCAGGCTTAAGCTTTTTTGTTAAGAATATTCTAGGATTTGATACTCGTAATATATTTGGTAAATACACTAAATTATTTAATACATCAAAACCCAGAACTGCAGAAGATATAAAAGCAAGTTTAAAAGAAATACAACAAGAATTGGATTCAGAGAAAAATAAAATTACAGAAGGTAGAAAAACTGCACTAAATGAACAAGAAAAACTGCAACTACACTATATTACAATGGCACAGAAACAGCTACAAAACGATAATAAAGTAAAAGAATTGGTTAATGAGATGACAAGAAAACAAACCGCTAACAATATAAAAGCTAATAACACTATAAAAAATATTTTTGCTGACATAAATCCAACTAATAGTTCACAGGCTGGTGGCAGATATTATTCTAGACGCTCTTCCAGAATACAATCTCGAAAAAATATCAATCCCAGAAAGAATACACACAAAAACATCCTTTAACCGACGGATAGGTGTGTGGTTAGCAAAGCTAACCACTCAACCTTCTAAAGGCAAGCTTTGCTTGCCTTTTCAGGTGTTACAACACCTATCAGTCTTAACTTATTTTTGGCCTATCCTTTTGGAGAACACACTCAAAAACGAACTTGTGAGTTTTTAGTGTGGTAGGTAAAAGGATACACATACACCACTAGCATTGTATTACAATAACTGCCATAATAACAATTAACAACACCAACAGCAATATAATCCAATTCCATTCAAACTTTTTACATCCACAATTACTAGTATTATCTCCTCTAGAACTAAAACCTTCGCTAACACTACCACCAGTATTAATACCTAATGTAGTATTATCAATCTCATTAATACTATTTTCTTTCTGGGGATTAATATTTTGCTTACTATCTTTCTTAGTATCTAGTAGGGCTTTTTGATGTACATCCCAAAAGCTAAGGCTAGAACCACATAAACCGGCTTCATCCCAATAACCCTCGGTTTTAACTAATCCAGGGACATTAACATAATTACCATTATACCATTTAGGATTAGGTGCATCTTTGGCACTATTTTTATATCCATTCCATCGGAATTGTGGTCGCCCTAGAACTTTTCTATCACCAATACCTGTACCAAATGCCGGGGTGCTTTTATTATACAGGGCATCGACTTTATCATTAACCCCTAATGTATAATCATATTCTTCCATAAAATAACCGTCTTTAGCCCGGACACCAGTACCAAAGTTGATATCACTATTTGGTGGGTCATTAAATGCCGGGGTGTCGGTATAGTTTTCCTTGCGATTTGCCCCCTTTGCAATACCGGTATATGTACGATTGAGGTATATTTCATCTCCGCAGGTTTTTTTTATTTTTTTATCAAATTCATCCATAATCCATGGACCGAAATACATTTTTCCAGGGGTTGTGGGATTATCTCCATTTGATGGGGTAGCAATCTGCACACCTATAATTCCAATTGCAATTGCATCTGCAATATTACTAGGTTTGTCGTCAAATAGGACTACCCGTTTAAAATCTTGGATACGATAGATGCGCATTAGGTTATAGATGTATTCATTTTTGTTAGGTGGTAGGGAAAAGCGGTAAGTATCGCGAGCTTGGATACAAGGTGCAATTATATTTTTCTTAGTAAAGAATTGTTGGTTGAATCCCATAATCCGTTTCATATATGCTTGGATGATTTCATAGGTGCCAAAACTGGCTATGGCTACATAGCGACCGTGTGATACTAGAAATTCTACTAATTTACGGAAATAACGCCATTGAGGTACTTCTTGGTCTAATTCTGCATCACATCGTTTAAGTATTGTATCAGGGGACATATTTTTTTTAAGGTATGTAGAAACATCTATCAAAGTGTCATCGAAATCCCATACCCATAATTTACATTGTTTTAATAAATAAAATGAAATGGGTAATTCGGGAGGAGCATTTAATGATGTCATTCTGGAAGGTATAGTTGTTCTGTCCTTCTATTCTAGAATATAGTAGGAGAATAATCACAGTAGAAAAAACAATACTAAAAACAAATAACATAACAAATAACATAACAATTATTTTTATTTGTTTTTTGTGTATAGTTATTCTAGAATAGTTTCCAATGGAAATGTTCTACTATTAAAATTGTATTTTACTTTACTATGATTAATCTTGTTAAATCCTAAGCATTCTATATTTCGACGACTTGGTGTATAAGAGAATGCAAGTTTGTAGTCCTTATTAGCAGTACGCAGTGGGTAAGTCATATTAGAATTTGTTTCAATTGAATGAGGTCTTGTAATATTTTCCATCAAAGAGGACGCACTTAGTGAAGCCATTATGTGTTGTATGTGTTGTATGTGTTGTATGTGTTGTATGTGTTGTATTTGTAATTTATTGTATTATTAACTTTCAATTTTTTAACATTTTATTTTAATTTATGCTATAATTAATCCTATAATTTTTTTCTGTCTAGAATACAATATATTAAAAACATATTAAAAACTTTTACAAAACTATTATCTATCTATCATGGCAGCATTATATAGTATTAATCTATTCCACGTATTATTCGTTGGTCCTCTACTCATTCTAATTGGTCTTTACCATAACCATCCTAGCTTCCCAGAATTTATTTGGCAATTACTAGTTATTCTAGGTATTGGTGTTATGATTTACCAAGCTTGGATAGCATATTCCAAATATCAACTCCTTTCTGGTAAGTAGATATGTTTTCTTTTTAGAATATCTATTGTCGAATAGCATAAACCTTATACCAATTGGTAAAATTTAATGCATATCGACAAGATTTAATGCATATCGACAAGATTTAATATTTTCTTTCTATTATTTTCTATTATTTTCTATCTTTATATCTAATCAAATAAATTATTAGTTGCTAGAATAACTACACTAAATAACCAAAACATAAAATACTATAAAATACTATGACATACTATGACATACTAGAAAAAGGATAAATTAACTTAATAAATTAAAATATTTACGCACCAAAACCAACTAGGCCGGCACCAATACCAAAACCCGCACCGAGTTGAACGGGGTATGACATAGTGGGCATAAAAGTATCAATAATGGCAAAAGTTGCACCGGCTACTAGAGAAAGAGCTAGAACGGCTTCGAGGTCAAGCTTTTGCTTGGGTAGTACTAGAGAGCAAGTTGCAATGACAACGCCCATAAGTAGATATTTAACTACACGACGGCAGAGTTCGCGGGTATCAATAGCATTCATAAAATCCATTCTGGAAGATAAGATTTTTTATAAATTGTTTTCTAATTATTAGAAAGATATTTTTTTTATCTTATTTATATTGTTGCGCTAGAATAAAATTGATTATTTAGTAATTATTTAGTAATTATTTAGTAATTATTTAGTAATTGTTTAATAATAATTTAAAACATATTATGGAAAACACATTAGAAAGTATTATGGAAAACACATTAGAAAGTACAATGGAAAATAATGATATAAATTCCAATATTACTACAATTGTTGCAAATAACAAATATACTTTAAATACAATATCTAATACATTTAGTAGCAATATATTTAGCAATAATAATGTAGGGGTCAATGTACTTAGTAGTAATGCATTTAGTGGTTATAAAAAAACAGATAATAGTGCAGAGTTTAAGTATATTTGCATTAAAAAGCAATATTTTGATGTTAACATGATATATTTAAATTATACAAACGTTAAAAAACATAAATATATTGAAATTATTTATAAGTCGCCGTCTATATTTCTAGAGGGGTTATTTTTTAAAACACCGCCAATACATGCTTCGCAAATAAGACTTGTTTATAAAGATAAACATAATTATAATTATATTACTGTTAAAATAACGCTGGATAACAGTAATGCACAGCAAGCAGAATTTATAAAAATGTTGAATAAAACTGATGAGTATATTAATAATTATATATTGCGATTTGCAAAGGATATAAATAAGGAATTTTTTAAAGATGAACTAAATAATTCCATGAATACTATTGAAATGTTTCGATATGATAATATTCTTAAATATCGTGGAGGCAATAATTGGGAACTTAATATGAAATCTTATCTAGATAAACCATCTCTAGATATGTTATCTACATCAAAACTTGATAATATAAAATATATATTTACATTCAATATAACAAATATTTACTTAGGGAATGTAAGTTTAATACCCTTAATTAAATGTAATAAATGCGAAACTATCTCATAATCTTATCCTATCTTATTCTATCTTTAACTATCTTTTTCTTATTTTTTCAATGAGTATTATTCTGGAGTATCTGCTAGAATAAAACTGTAATTTGTTATCCAGATAGAATAAAATACGATGAATAAATATCAATGAATATAATAATAGATACTTAGCAATAATAAAAAATGTCTAGAAGAACTACTGTTCCTTTTACTACCCAACAAGCGTCATCGACTGCACCAATAGCTACACCTACAAGTTCCACTCTACCTATATCAACTCAATCAAATACAAGTTCAGATTGTAATATTTCTATTCCGGATTATACTACATTACGTCAGCAAAATCTAGATAAGATTAATAATTACTATAATACTTTATTATCTTCATATACACAAAACTATCGTGATTATAGTAGCCAAAGTGCTAGTTCTAATGCAAATGACAGAATATATGCAAACACTACTTTAAAACCAAAGGTACAGAATTATAATACACAGATTATAAATGTAAGCCAATCGATGATTGATAATGTTAATCAAGATACTGATTTAATTATGGCTCAAAAAAACCAACTTCATGAAAAAACTAGTCAAATTGATACACTGATGAATAATATTAAATTGCTAAAAGAAAAAGATAATGAAATGAATGTATTAAGTCGTGCTAGAAATGATAGTCTTAATTCCACTAAAACTGGTACAGATGATATGAATTTTTATAACTATATTTACATTGGTATTAACCTATTAATGGTTTTATGTGTTATTGGAATTGTAATCTATATTGTTTATAGCAATTATTCTAGAGTATCTGGAAATAACACACGGGTAAATAATGTTCATCGTTCTATTATGCGTCTGTAAAATGTATTTCTAGGAGAATATAAAATATATATTTAATATAAAGTTAGCTACATATTAAATAACCTTACAATGGCAACATCAACAACGATACCCTTAAATGCTGCAACTGGTTCAAGTGATTATCAAAATTTATTAACTGCAATTAAAAATACAATTGAAAAAAATGATAAATTATTCCAGCAAATACAACAGGCGAATTATCCTAATGCAGGCAATTATACTAGTGATTTATTAAATTATAAAATTGATACTAAAGTTAATGATTTAACTCAAGCACGTCAAACTGTATGGGATTTTGTTAATAAAAAATATCAGGAAAATACTAAATTGCGTAGTTTTTATTTTGATGAAATCCGCAAAGCTGATGGACATATTGCAGATTTAAATTCTCAAACACAAGAAATAATTGATAATATTCAAAAGAAACAATTACAAACTTCCACATCAAATGAACACATCAAACAACAAAAATATATGTTTGACAAAAAACAATATTACCTATTTCTTTACAAATTACTCATAGTAGTCCAAACTATCATTCTAGTATGTCTATTGCTATGTCTTACCGGTATGCTCCCTCGCGCAACCTGTCTAATTATTACCGTAATTATTTTACTAGCAACTCTAGCATTTGTAGGCTATTATGTATTTTATGTTAATATCGGTCGTAGTTCTTTTAACTGGGCTAAGTTCGAACACGATAATAATGTTCAATCCAAAGGCGGGCAATGCGCTGATAGCAGTGGTCTTACTCCAGCTGACAAACAAAAAGCTGCCGCAGATATTGCTGTTAAAGCAATTATTGATAAAAGTATGACAACAAAATGTACAAAACCTAATGTATAAATTTTCATTTAGTTTTTGTTAGTTTTTTAGTTTTTTTTATTTTTTTAAGGAAAAATTGATTATTGAAATCTATATTGAAATTTAATATTCTATCCTACAGCAATTATTGCAATGTCTTTCCAATCCAAGCCAAACAATCGCAATGGTGCTGGTGCCCGTGCTGGTGCTGACCGCCCCAACAATCGCGGTGCTGGTGCCCGTGATGGTGCTGACCGCCCCAACAATCGCGGTTCTGGTGCCCGTGATGGTGCTGACCGCCCCAACAATCGTAATGGTTCTGGTGCCCGTGATGGTGCTGTAGCAGAACGCCCGCGCGCGGCAGCTCCGGTTGTACCGACGGCCCGTCGGCCTGAAGAGTTAGGTGCAAAGAACCTACCGAAAACTATCTATGCAACAAGCGGTAGCGATGAGTACATCACAATTCCAATCGATGAATACGTTAAAGGCGTGAATAGCTGGACACTGTCAATGGATGCTTTGAATATTTGCGACCAGTTCAATATTCGCAATGAATCTTGCTGGAATGTCGCAGCAAAATCATCTATTGCTTTTATGGAAGCTCTTCTGGGTACAACAACAAATTACATCAAAGAACGCGAAATGTTGTTTGAATACGGTATTGGGGTCAATCCAATCTATTCAGACAATATCCGTGAAAAAATGGGACATTTCAAATGGATCATTGCAGCAAACGTCAAACAAAATAATGTCGATGATAAATTGGCACGTTTTATTGGACTTGTTGCAGGTATCTGTTTGTATTTCAATGCCCGTGATTTGATGGCTAGTAAAATCCATAGTTTCAACAATGGTTTTATTAGTCTTTGCAAGCAATACACTGTATCTGACTTTTAGGTTCGAGTTCATAGTTTCCAATAAATCATATGAATTTCGATACTGCTTTTCTAATTTTTTTTTCTGTTATCTTTCCAAATGTTATTATATGCATTTTACCAAAATCAAATAAACTATTTGCAGTATCTAGAATATCTTTTGTAGTAAGCTTGTTAATCTTATCTATTCTAGAAGTTGCAGGTTCTAATGGTTTATTAAAAAGAATTTGTTTACTATAATATTCATTCTCATATTCAATATCATCAAAATTAGTTGCAAATATATCACAATAATTCTTCTTATTTTCCCGCAACTCTTCTTCTGTTATACCATTGTTTTTTAATTTATTCAATTGATATAGAATATTTTCAATACATTTTGCGGTATCTTGTGTTTCATTCTGGGTATTTATATCAAAATATCCTACTTCTTCATAATTAGTAATAGAACATTTGATAGAATAAACTAACCCTAGCTTTTCGCGAATCTCTACAAATAAACGACTACTCATATTACCACCTAGAATATTTGCTAATAATTTATAATGTATATATAATGGGTCAAATATACCTTTAGTCTTAAATGCAATATGAACATAATCCTGTTTTAGATTTTTAGGAAAACATTCTATTGTAGTATTTAAATTTTTTTCCTCAAATGGAATAATATGACTAATTCCTTGTGTAGATAATGCAATGGGTTTAAAAGTTTTTTCTCCTTGTGAAAAATATTTATTAATTATTCCAGAATATGTAGGTTTCATATTACCACTAAACGCAATTAATAAATTATCCCTGCAATAATATTTATTATGATATTCTAGCAATTCTTTTCTGCCGATAGCATGTAATGTTTCAACTGTGCCAATAATGGTATTACCTAATGGATGACCATCTAATAATCTGCATTCTAGAGTATCGTTAATAAATTCATCTATATCATCCGCATCATCTTTTAATTCCTGGATAATAACATTACGTTCAGTTAGAATATCTTTATCACGCATTAACGGATTTAATATCATATCACTAGTTATACGACAAATGATATCTAGATTTTCAGGTGTAGAAAGAAATTTATAGTGATATGCTGTCATATCTTTACTAGTAAATGCATTAAATGATATTCCATTTGCATCAAAAGTTTTAGAAATGTCTAGATAAGATTTAAACTTGGGCGAACCTTTGAAAATCATATGCTCAATAAAATGACTAATACCGTTTATATTTGGAGTCTCATTTTTACTACCCACTTTGAAATAGAAAAATATACTTGCAGTTTGTGTTTCATTTCGATATGGCATTAATAATAATTTTGTCTTGTTAGCATTTTCAAATAATTGTATAGATTGTTCTTTCAATGTAGGATTATTTTTTTTTGTCCGTCTAGAATACTTAATTGTTTGTTTTTTTGTTTGTTTTTGTGTTTGTTTTTTTGTTTGTTGTTTCATTTTCTATTACTATGTTAGATATTTTACGTACAAATATTTTCATTAAATATCACATTATACTATAACCTATTACATAAATATTTTACCACATAAACAATGTCTTATCCTGCTAGAATACAACCGCAACAAAACACACAGAATCACAACAATTTATTACTCAATTCTACTTTTGAAGGTGCTAACGCACATTACACCAAAGCCCCTCAAGCTTTCGACCCTACTAAACAACATATACCACCATACAAAACTAATATTCAACCCACACCATATGCTTCCCCTGTAAATACTAGTACTAAGCAAAGTCCAATTAATACTAATTCCTCCAATGGTCTAGGAAATACTCGAGTAGATAGTAATATAAGACAACATGGATTACCTACACATCCTATTCTAGCAACATCAAATCAGTCAGACCGTGTAAATAAATTATTAGCAGAAAAAATAAGTGATAAAATTTACAGTCATTTTAAACAGAAATACCCAAATACTATTGAAGCATCTGGATTTAGTAAAAACACTATAGAAACAATTGTTAGCCAATCAATGAAAAAACAAACTTTAGATGAAAAAGCTATTAGCAAAATTATTGATATTATTGACCAGAAATTTAAAAACACTATTCATAGCAATAATCGTCAAGGTACTCAATATGACACCACTGCATTTTCTATGGATACTGAAAGTAAAATATCCATTGATACATATCTAGAAAATTATACCAACAAAGTTGCTATATTACTAGATAGTGATAAAACGGTTGAAGCAGAATTACCCAAAAATATGGCTCCTGCCACGGATATGGTAAAACTCGAAAAACCAGAACCATTTAGTGAAGATTTTCCCATCCGCGATAGAGAAAAACAAACCGATATGATGCAACCCGAATTACGTGAATATGATTTTTACGTAGTAATTAATTCTAATGACCGTGATACAAATACTTTTGCAACCCCTAATAATTTTATTATTGATTTTGCACCTGCACCTTCTGGACAAGCCAATAATCCCCGTAAAGGTTATATTGAACGCAATTTCAACAATATTAAATCATGTGAGTTAATGAATGTAATTATACGGGATACTAGTGATCAATCGGATTCTAGTGATGCAGGTGGAAAAAGTTTTCCATATTTACTATTACAATTCGATGAACTCCAACGCAATTATTATGGCACAAATGATTATTTATCCAAAGCATTTGCAATATTGACTGATTATAGTACTGTTGGTAAATATAAATATTATCGTATGGTGGGTGATAGTTCTGAAAATACCGTTTCTCGTGTATATAATCCACGAATTAATCTTAATAAAATTACTACACGATTATTGCTACCCGATGGTACCCCTTTTAATTTTGGGGCTATCAATGATAATGATACTAGTAATGCTTGTATTTCATTTGGATTGCGAGTTATTACTATTCAGAAGAATCTATCTACACAATTTATTAATAATGCTTAGTTTATAATGTCATTAAATTCATTATCTGTAATAACTTTTTCCATTGTATCTAGAATACATTTTTCTCGATATTCAATAATATTCATTGATTTAGTAGTATGCAATTCTAGAGTTAGAGTATTATGCAAATCATATTGCATTTGTTTGCATCCTATCCAGAAAATATCATCTGCTAGAATATCACCTGCTAGAATATCACGTTTTGCATATTCGGAGGAAAGTGATTTTATCTTTTGTTCTAGTGTATCATTCCAAATATCTTTTGGCATTTTCCTAATCCATCGCATTCCATTAATTCTCACTTCCTTAATCTTTGGATTATATCTAATGTATCTGGCAATACAACTTAGTTCATCATTAGTAATATTAGTTAATGAATAAGTGTTGATATTTTTGTCATCCACTGTTTCTAGATAAGACATTCTAGCCAATATAGCCTTTCTAACCTTTTATAATTTGATATGCTAGAATGTTATAAATCAATTTTATCTAATTTATATTTGTTTTTGCTTTTGTTTTTTAGAATGTATTCTAGAATAACTTTTATTTTCATTCTTGGTTAATTTACGGCAGGATTTAACTTTATCTGCCACGGGATTATTACACGTGCCTATTATATGTTTATTAAAATAGTTTTCATATTCTTCTATCTTAGCAAACCGTCCACTACTAGAATTACATAATATATCACAAGCATAAAACCATTTTTTCAATTTTGAATAAGGTTCATTCTGGGAGAGCATATTTCTTATCTTTAATTTTGAAGGTATATATGCATCAGATGCTAGTTTTGCACCAGAACCTAATTTGCTAATATAGCTAGATAACATTACCGGAATTAGATTAAAAAATTTATGATAATTTGCAACAATCTTAGTTTTCTCTTCACTAGTGTGGCAATTTGCAAAATAACCCTGATAATTGAAAACAATACTACCTAGAAAATCATATCCCATATCACAAACTAAATGTATCATCTTTACCATACCATCTACCGGTGATAGTTTATTAGTACGCACGCGTTCATAAATTAATTCTAATGGGATTATTGTCTGTTTTATATATTTATCTTTTACTGATTCAAAACTAGGATTTTCAGTTGTACAAAATCCCTGTCGACGTAATTTCCCATTCACTTTATTATGCATTTTATACATCCATTCTTGCATTTTTTCATTATTATCTAAAAATGGAGTGATATCTAGTGATTGGGAATACTTAGTGAAACTGGCACGACAATATTTACAAGGTAATACATCACAGAGAACAATCATAAAATCTCGCATTAGCATTTTATCAGTAAGGGTGGTTTTTTCCGGATATATTGCAGTAATGGAATGGAGAAATTTCCATCCACTAGGACCCCAGAATGTAGTATTCATTCTAGCGGTTGTTTCGGTTATACACTTATAGTAATGGAAGAAAAAAAGCTAGAAACAAGATAGATAAAAGCTACAAAAAAATATAACTATGTTATAGAATTAGTATTCCAGAATGAATTCTTATAAAAAAACGCGCAAGAATAATACTCACCTGGGTGGGGGTGGTAATGCACCGATGGATTTACAATCCTTAAGTCAACAAGATGTAGAAGCCTTAATGCAACAAGGTATTATGCCAGAACAAATAGCACAGTTAGCACAAGAACAAGGACAACCTATTCCGCCAATTATTCAGCAAATGATGAGTGCAAATGGGGCAATGCCACCAGGACAAGAAGGAATGCCACCACCACCACCGAATAAGACGTCAAAATTCCCAGCAATGATGGATTTGCCGACATATGCGCAATATAGAGGTGTAGAAAAAGAAGAGAAAGCGCAACGCAAATTAAAGTTTGGTGCGCATAAGCCTAATGTATATGGTTATGTGTTTTCCGATTTGATTAGTGAGGATATATTGCGAGATATGAAAAGGACACAGGGTAGTTTTCTAGTGGGTGTAAATTTGAGTAATCTTTTTAATGAATTTCGTAATATAATATCAGAGGATGAAAAAGGTAAGAAAAATTTAAAAATTTCAGATAGTGAAGATATTTTCAAGCGTTTGGGTGAATATGTTAATGTAGATTTTGAAAAGATTCTAGATCGAAAAATGGGTTATCGTGGTAGTGATATTCCACTTCTTCCAGAAAAAGAATTAACGGAAAATGCCAGTTTTTATGAAGTCATTAATGAAAGTAAGAAATATGCAGATAGAGGTTATGGTGGTAAAATAACCCCAATGGGATTATTAATTATGACACGGATGTTATATAAATATCGTAAGAATAATGCACAATGGATACGGGTTGCAACTATTTTAGAATTAATTTATAAATATTTTGGTGATGGGAAACAACGTGGAGAGTTCTTTAAGAATCGGGATGAGATTCCAGTTATGTCATTGATGGATTTGGAAGAATTTTATAATACTGACCATATTTTTATGACAGAGGATGAATTACGCAAATTTAAGAAAGATTTGGATTTCTATAAATATGATAATAAAATCAATATCCGCAAGCAAATACAAGAATTATTATCTAAGGCCCCACCTATCATATAAAAATATTTTTGCTTTTTCTTTTGTTTTTGTTTTTGTTAATAACATAAAAATATTCTAGTATTCTAGAATAAGTCTTACCAGAATAAGATGGGTAATTATTCATCTAGAAGTGATAATTTACAGTCAAAATATGAACCATTTCTTACTAGTGTAGAAACAGTTGATTATTCACATATAATTCGTAAATTAGAAATGACTATAGATACTATGAGATTAGATATACAATCATTAAGAGATAAAAATGATAGAATGGAAATTCGATTATCTAGAATGGATACATTAATGCAAACGAAATATCAAGAATTACAAAATTCGGTATTTAATAGTAATGAACATATTGCTATTATTACAAAAGATATGGAATCATTATTAAATAATGATAAATTATTATTGGATAAATTGATTGAAAAGAATATAGTATCTACAATTCAAGAAGCAGAAAATGAAAATGAAAAATCAAATGATGAAATATATCAATCTACATAGTAATTTTAGATATCTAGATATCTAGATAAGTTGGGTGTGTTCTAGCTTTCATAGGATCATTATATTTAAATAGTGGTTCTAGAACAGTTTCATTAATCCACTTAGAATATAATTTATTAAATGCATCTAATGCAATTTCAGTTTTAAAACCCACACCTGGACTATAATTAATTTCAATGAATGCAGGATCTAGATTATTACGCACCATCATATCAATTCCAAATATATAGTAACAATTATTGACATCAGAATATATTAAGTTTTTTTGTTTTTTTTCTATACCTTTTGAAATAGCTTTACATATATCACTAATTTTATTCCATAGTATATCCATATCTTCCTTATTTATTGATATATTGAGATATTCATTTTTAAAATCTTTTGGAAAACTATAATCATTATCGGTGCTTTTAACATGAGTATCATGTTTTTCCTTACTAAATGGTTCTAGCATATCAAAAGATTCTTTAGCTGTTAATATTTTTCCATAATGTAATAAAAAGGAATTATATATTAAAGTAGTTCCTAAAGTAGTTCCTAATGTAGTTCCTAATGTAGTTCCTAATGTAGTTCCTAATCTAGATATAGAAATTAATAAATACAATCGTAAATGAAATTTTCTTTTTTTAAATAATAAGGGATTAGTAATGTATTCACTAACTGCTACTTCATTATTGTATATTACTCCTCTATAATTTTTAGTAGTATTGTAATATTTTATTTTTTCGTCTAAATCTTTTTTATTGTTAATATAGAAAATATCTATTCCGGAATAACTATCTAATGGTCGTAATATATACCATTTAGGAAATTGATACTTGTCCATTTCATTTATTTTGAATGTATGTGGACAATATTTAGCTAATTCTGGATTATTATGTGTAATTATTGATAATACATCAAACTTATTAAAAACTTTATCCACAATAATATAATTTATTTTATTCACTAAATATTTAGGATAATAATCAACTAACTTATTTGGAAAATTTACTATTTGATTTAAGAAAAAAACATCTGCTTTTAATGTTTTCTTATCAAAATAGGGTATGTTCATTTTTGCAGTACATATTGAACTTAACGGTACTTTTTTTTTCGAAACAATGTTTTTATACATATTAGCAACGGTATTCATAGATTTATTATCTGGTATTACTTCCAGTTTTTTTAAATGTTCTTCTAAATATTTATAATCTAATTCATAATTTTTATTATAACATTGAGCTATATAATAACTATGTTTCCCTAATTTTTTATTTGTGTGTTTTCTGGAATGTTTTCTAGAATATTTCTTCGATTTATTATTATTTATTTGTTTTATGTTATTTGTTTTCTTAGTCATTCTAGCAGTACTATTACTTTGAAGTTAGAAAATTAATAACAAAAACTAAAAACTAAAAAATAACTCTTTAAATAAATCTTATACGCCATTATAACTAAACCACCAGTTATCATCTAAATAAGGTGGTACTTCACCTGTATCGATACAGTTATTAGTACTAGGACCATTTTGAATATTGCTATAAATTTCATTAAAATCAACTGCATATGAATAATAACGTATATTAGAAAGATAACCTTCAAAACCACCATACATATTAACCCAGAAATCATCATCATTTTGTTTAGGTATAGATGTTAGTTCCTTGCGGACTTTAAGATAACCATTGATATATAAATCTAGATTCTTATTATTAAGAATAATGTTCATATAAACCCATTTACGAACCGGGATATTATCAATATCGGCATACTCTAGAATATTATCCATAGTATTCATATAGACGCGAATACTATTCTTATCTGGATGGAACCATACACCAGGTGCACGGTTAGGATAGCTAGATGAATTACCTTTATGAAATACGTGTTTCCATTCACCTTTCTTATAATCAAAATTCTCTATTAGAAACCAGAAACCATAGGTAAATTGTATGCCTTCTTGGTTTTCTGATTTCTTAATAGGAATATAATTAATGCTGGTTGGGTCTTGACTGACAACTAATGCCTGTTTTCCATTCTTAGTAGTATTTAATAGCATAGGTGTATTAGCACTAGCAGTTAGATATCTGGTAAGTAGATAATTACCTAAATAATATAATCCAATCAAAACTACTACTAATATTACTACTTTAAAAACTAAATACCACATACTTTCACCTTCTTCTGGCATTATATCTTCAATAAAAGAACTAGTATTTTCATTCTTTCTAGAATTATTTTTCTTATTTTCATTTGCTTTATTCATTTCAGCTTTGGTATTCTCTGCTTTGCTATTCTCAGCTTTCTCTTTATTATTTGTAGATGTTTTATTGCCAGTGATACTATTACGAATATTACCAATAACATCACCCATACTTTCCATACCCTGTTCTAGAATACTAGGTTTATTTTCAGGCTTTTCATTATTTTTCTTAGTCATTAATGAATTATTATTATTATTGTCGTTATTGTCGTTATTGTTATTGTTATTGTTGTTATTATTTGGTTGTGTGTTATTCTTAGGTGTGTTATTCTTAGGTGTGTTATTCTTAGGTGTGTTATTCTTAGGTGTATTGTTCTTGGGTGTATTGTTCTTAGGTGTGTTATTTGTTTTTTGATTGCTCCCATTAGCAGGTTTATTTGCAGATGCATTGGTTGTAGTTTTATTATTAGTTAATGCATTAGTTTCTGATAATAATTTATTTAATTCTGCATTGGATAATTTATTTAAATTAGAAGATGTAGCATTAGCGGGTTTATTACTAGCATTAGCTGGTTTATTACTAGCATTAGCGGGTTTATTGCCGGTAGCATTTGCGGGTTTATTTGCTTCTGCCATTTAGTTCTATTTAATGATACTATTATACTATTATATGATAATATTTTGGTATAATATTTTAGTATAATATCCTTTAACCGACTACATGTGGTTTCAACCAGGATTATAAAATTCGTTTAAGCACCTGAAAAGGCAATCTTTGCGTGCCTAAAAAGGCAAGTAAAGATTGCCTTTAGAAGGTTGTGTGGTTAGCTTTGCTACCACTCACCTAAAAAATCAAGCAAAGATTGCCTTTAGAAGGTTGTGTGGTTAGCTTTGTTAACTACTTACCTGAAAAGACATTTAACATATTAAATCTTTTTCTATAACTTTTCTATAACTTTTCTATTTATTTTTTTCTGAATGAGGTAATTTACATAAAGATGGAATAAATTATAGCAACTGCTATTAATAGAATAATGCCGTACCACACCCAAGTAGGAATCATAGAAAATAAACTAGTAGATGGGACTGGGCCATCATAATAAAGTGATAATGCCTTAGGAACTGTCATTGCTGTATTAGAAAATGAAACCCGGCTAATTTGACCGGAAAACCCATCGTCAGGGGTTATGTCTACATCATCTGTACTAATGGCAGGAAAACCTTTAAGGACACAGCTAGATGCGAGTTGTCCGTCGATGTAGATATCAACAACTTGATTATATACACTGATGATTACGTGAACCCATTTTTGGAGGGGTATCATTTTGTAGATACAAGTGCCGACGGTAGGGTCTTGATTTAGAGTAGAATCTATTAGGCAAGTAGCCGTTTGTGGTGTTGTAGTTTCAGGAGTTGTAGCAGTAGATACTATTGTGGGTGTAGCAGGTGTAGCAGGTGTAGTAGTGGCAGGTAATGTTATTTCAAATTTTTCTTTAGTATTATTTAGGCTAGGAATATTAGAATATCGTTCTTTCTTGCCACTAGGAATAACAGTATTACCAGAAACCATATTAAAATAATTGTTATCTAGAACTTGGCTTTCTACGGGTGCGCTATTATCTGAAACCTTTGCAGTATCAATACGACCTAATTGTTGTAAATCACCATTATATGATGTGCCATTAAATTCCTCTTTCATTCGAAAAGATTGTTCTAGCATAATAGTCATGGCATCTGCAGGTTTTAATGTGGTTAAGACATTATCACATCCGCCTGCAATATCATATTTAATAGTTGGGTAATCTATTTGATTTCCAGAAATCTTTTCAAATGCTTTACCACCATTGGTGTTGCCACCATTAGCAACGCAATTATTGATAATATATGGATTACCTTCGGTACCATGAATATATCTAGTATTAATGTCTATAGGTGTATTAGTATTATTTTGATGGGTTTGAATTTGGGGTGCAACATCTGCGAATTTAGATAGTGTCATAGATGATGATGGTGTAGGTCCTTGTTGTTTAATACGAACGATAAGGTCATTATTCTTATCCCCTAAAACAATTTCTAGATTGCTAGAACCTGCAGTTCCACGACGTAGGATTACTTTTTCCTTGCCATAATTGTAAGTATAATCTAGAATATTTAACCACATACTGATACTGTATTCATTACTGTATTTGGAATTAGGTATACTGCCAGAACCTACTGCAAATTTACTAGCAGCGTTTTTAACATCAGCTAATACTTCTACAGATGTAGATGTTTGGAATGTACGGTTGGAATATACAGTATATGCCCAATAACAAGCACCTGCTATTAATATGATGATTACAACTAATAAAACTATACCGAAAACATTAGAACCACTATAACTCTTTGATACATTTCCAGAGGATGTATTACGTGCACTTGTGGGTTGAACTAGTCGCATATTTGTATTTCGTGTATTCATTACACTAGCTTGATTAGCGTTAGTATTTTTATTCATTTCAATTGATTATGTTCAAACAGTGTAGTACTATTATTACGTATTATATTAATGTAAGAAATTATCTAAGAAAATTAGTAAAAAAATATATCAAAAAAAAGACAACCATTCTAGATAGCCATTCTAGATAGGTATTCTAGATATTGGAAATATCATTGTATGAAATAGGAAAAGGTATCATATTAACATTCCGTATTTTACCAAGAAAATTATTGTTTTTCTGTCCTAGAATAAGTTCGCTATCAATATCATAAATTACTGGTAAGCTAGGTAAAAAATGCGTGGATACTAGAATACCATCTATATATAATTGAATAGTACGACCGTTAATTACTACAATATATTTAGACCATTTTTGTTGTTTTATTTTATCAAATTTAATTTCTGCGAATTGTGCTCGAAAAGGATTATCGCGATATTTAAGAATAATAGATAGATAATTTTTCTTAGGATGATATGATATTTGAGGTGAATCATTAATAGTAATAAGTGGTTTAAGAATATTAAAGCCGTTATTCCATTTGTCATTCCCACTTAAATTGGGTATAAACATTTCCCAGGAAAATGTTAAACCATAACCTAATTTAGGTACGTATAGATTGCTACGTGTAGTAATTAAATTTGCTACCTGCATAGAATTTTCGTATTCGTTATTAAATTCTGTTTCTGTAGATAATAATTCAATCTTGTATTTATTAATATTGCTAGTATTTGGAAGATAATAGTAAAAATAATATGCTATTAACATAGCAATTAATATTACAAACATTATAATAACATATAATACTGATGTATTCATTCTAGATATCAATACTAGGAATCACTACTTATTTAATGTATTATTCTATTTTTATTCTAGAATACAACATTCTAGAATATTATCTAACTAAATTATAAGTAGCGTTAAATATATTTTAATTTTAAAAATGTATATGAAAGTAGTATCTCCAGATGATGCGTCTAAATTATCCGATCTACTTAAAGATGGTGATTGGATGGTTCTTTATTATGCAGAATGGTGTGGTCATTGTAATGCAATGAAACCTGAATGGGAAAAATTCATTACTAAAATGAAAAATCCTAGTGTTAACAGTAGTAATGTTAAAATTGCTGATGTTAAAAGTGATTTTATTACTGACCTAAAAAATAAACCCGAAATCGCAGGGTTTCCAACCATTAAAATGTATTCTAATGGTAAAGAAGTTGCAGATTTTAAAGATGATAGAGTAGTAGAAAATATGGTAAAATTCGCACAATCTAATTCAAATACTAAAAATACAAAATCTATTGAAGAAGTAAAATCAGTTAAAGAAGCAGTTGTAAATGTTGCAGCAGAACCTATACAAGTACCAATTCAGAACACAGTTCCAGAACCAATTACTAAAGAAGAATTACCAATGGTTAATCTCAATGTAGAACAAGCACCATCTGTAAATATAGTAGCCCATAAATCAGCCCATAAATCAGCCCATAAATCAGCCCCTACCCATAGAGTATCTTCAATTAAAACATCAGTAAAACAGTTAAAAATGGATAATTTATTAGCAATGCCAGTAATTAATAATAAATCTAAAAAGCGTAGTGTTTCTAAAAAATCAATAGGTAAAGTAGCAAAAGGAATACAAGTACCTCCTGTAGGAACACAAATGCAGGTACAAACACATACACAGAATATTAATGTACCTTGCAATCAAATTCGTAAGGCTAAATTCTGTAAGGCAAATCCAAAATGTATGTTTGATTATCCAGGTAATAAATGTGTTGACAAGGTAGCACTATTACCAAATAAAGAAAAATCATTAGTTTCTCGTAAAAGCGTACAACAACATAAATCTAGTAAAGCCCATACAGTACGTAATAGTAAGCGGCAAAGCAAACAAAATATACAGAATAAAAATAATATTAAAAAATCAACAAAAGAAGTATTCGGAGAGCTAATAAAATCATTTGGACGTATTAGTAATGAGGCTCATAAGGATGCAAAATTACTTAAACAAGCCAGTAATAAATTATAAAGGTGATTGTTTGAACATGTATTTATGATATTTGAGGTGCAATAGCAACAATATCATTAACATCTTTAAGTTTAAGTGCATCGGGATAATAAAGTAGATTACTAATTTCACAGTTAGCTGTCTTCTCATTCATAACATATAAATTAGATTTGTCAGAATTAGGTGTACCATCTAATTGCGTTATTTTTACAATTTTTCCATTAAAATATACTTCAGCTATATTATTGCGAAAATTAACAGTTATATTTACTTGACTATTAATAGGTATATTCTGCAAATCTTGGTCAAAATATTCCACATAAGTTTCTAATTTAGTTTTCGGATTTGACCCATCACCTGCTTTAGATGTATCAGCCCATTTACCACTAGGCATATCAGATATAAAACAATTACCGTCAGACGTACATTTTTCAACAAATGCATCGGAATATGAACCATAAGCACGGTTTGCTAAACTAGTAGTACTTACTGCAATACGTAAATTATTGCTAAATGGTGCTAACCATATACCGATTACTTGATTTGGTATGTCTTTAACTAAATTTTCCCAAGATTGATAACTTAATGTAGTCCCAGTTGTAATATCAGTACCTTTGTGGAATATATGACGCCAATAACCATAATTTTTATAGAAATCGTAATTGTTAGATTAAATGAATAACAAAAATAACCTAACATATAAGGGTTTGATATTTTCATTCCAGATATTACACGGGGTAATTTAGTATAACCAACTAGAATAGCTTTTTTAAAATCTGTATTCTTTTCAGTTGTAGCATTTGGTGGTTTAACCCAAGCACTATATTCTGATGTTTCATTTCTTATTTGACCATTTTTAGTACCCATGCAGGTCTGAGTATTATTATTATATGTTAGACCATCACAAGTTATATCATTATTACACATATCTATACAATCCTTAATTGTATTAGTTGTTTGCTGAAATAATGGCTCATATAATAAAATATTTTTACCATAATAACTACTATTATTTTGAATAAGACTATCCATACTTGTATTAAAATATTTATATACTACATAACCTATAAATAACAAAGCTATGACTAAAATTAAAATAATTACGCTTGTATTTGAAAAAATCTGTTCTTCTTTATGATAAAACCCTGTTTTATTATACAAATCTACTTTTTCTGGCATTTCTGAAAAACTTATGAAAAACTTATTAGTATTATAATTTAGATAGAAAAAATACACCACAACAAACAATACACAAAATTTATATAACATATAATTTTTACTAAATAAAAAATGCAAAAATAATAAACTAGTATATAGTGATTTATTATACCGTTGGTTAAACGGTTGGTTAAACGGTTGGTTAAACGGTTGGTTAAACAATACTAATCTATACAGCAGATGTCTTACCACGACCACGGCCACGGCGTGCACCAGTTGTAGTCTTGCCAGTTATTTGCTCAGGTGCTTTATCTTGACGAGATTCTGTTGCTTCTACTGGAGCTGCACTAGCTACTACAGGTTCAGTAGTGGTTGTTGCAGTAGTAGCAGCGGGAGCATCACCCTCATTACGAGCACTAAAACCACCACGACCACTATTGCCACGATTACCACCGCGACCACCGCGACCACCACGACCACCGCGGAATCCACGAGGACGGTAGCTAGGATTTTCACAATGTAGCATTGTACCATTATAACCAGAAACATTTACGGCATGAAACGGATGCTTTTCATTGTCTGACTTGGCTAGAGTGAATTGAACACACTCACCAGTATAGAGCGTACGAAAACAATCACGCTTGGTCTGAATATTGGACTGATGAACAAATACATCAGCATTACGATGTTCACCCTCAGTTAGAACTGTAATGAAACCATAATTTAGACCATTGTCAAACCATTTAACACAGCCAGTTAGTTGCGTTGATGCCTCAGTTGTAGTAGCCATTGTAATAAAATAGTGTTTCGGTGTTTTAAACCTAAAGAAGTATTATAATTGTTATAATGATTTGTATGTTATATTAAGTTTTTAAGTTGTTTTATTTTGCAATTTTATTATACAATTTTATTATACAATGTTTTTTTCTATGAAATAATTTTATTATAACATTCTAGATTATCTAATAACACACAACACAACCCACTCTACTAAAATAAAATGCTAAAATATATAGGATGTTTATTAGTATTATTAATTGTTTTCTTTGCATATTGTCATATTACCACCTTAAAAACAATTAATAACACGCTTAACATTTTACAAACATCTGATCCGGAACCCGAATTAGCATATGAATTATTTTCCCAACATCAACCTATTATTTTCCAACGTGAATTGTATTTCTGGAAAGAATTCAATAAACTAATTGATAAATCATTACCAGAAATTAAAGAAACAATTGCTACAAAAACTGAAATAAAATATACTGAAATAATTAAAACTAATTTGGAACCTTATAATTTACCATTATCTTATGATTGGAATATAGACATACGTAATATTATTCTAGATGACAAGAATGGAATATTCTTTATTCAACAAAAAAATTATCTACAATGTTTTGGATGTATTACCGGCGAATTTAGAATTATTATAACACCTCCAGACCAACTATCTAAATTAGAACCTTTTACACATAATGTATCAACAAATGATGCTACTACTATGCTAGATAAAGATCCAATGGAAATAAATTTTATTGAAATTGTAGTTCGTAAAGGTAATCTAATATATATTCCTTGGAATTGGCTATATTTTATTTATAAACCTAGTAATATAGCAGAATGTGTAATTATTGATTGTCTCAATAACTCAGCCCTAGCAATTGTATAAAAAATATATAAAAATATATAAAAATATATAAAAATATATAAAATATAATAAAATATATATAAAAAATTGAAAATAATTAATTATATTATTAATTATATTATTAATGAGTTTATAAACTTAAAAAAAAGCCTAGGTTAAAAATACTAATTATAATCTAAATATTCAAAGCAAAGCTTCTTAATCCAATATGGCTACATCTTGCAATTCCTATGATGAATTAATGACCTACTCCCAAGCTAATCCAACCAAACTAATTGTTATGGATTTCAAAGCAACTTGGTGTGGTCCTTGTAAAGCTATTAAACCCTTTTTTGAATATCTAAAAGAAAACTATCCTAATGTAGATTTCCATGAAATCGATATTGAAGATGAAAACACAATGTCTATTACTGAAAACTTTGACATTGCCAAAGTACCTACTTTTATCTATTTTAAAAATGGCGCCGTTTGCCACTCAATGATTGGTACTAATAAAGAAAATATTGAAAATGCTATTAATGATAATCTATAATCATGCTACTCATTCTACTCATTCATTCTACTCATTCATTCTACTCATGCTTTTTAGTTGTCTTACAACTATTTTTTTCATATACCTCAAAATCATTATTTAGTTTTTTTACCTGTTTTTCCAATTCATTAATTCTATTTTCTGTTGTAAGAAAATATTCATTAACGCTACTAATAATTGTCATTCTATCAACAATATTTAGTTTGCTATTAGCATTTGCTAACATTGAGATTACACGAGTTAAATTATGATAATGCATTCTAGACACAAAATATATTTCAATTCTCTTATTATATAATAATTTCAATTTTTTAAGTCATTGTTATGAAATAGTTATAAGCAATAGTTTGCAATAATCAAAATAAAACTACATATATATTAAACTATATTCTTACAAAAATTAGTTAATACTAATAGTTAATAGGATTCTAGAATGGAAAGGAAAAAACAATTTCAAATACAAACACTCAATGCAAAACTGACTACATATGAAACAACACTAAAAGATTTATTATTAAAACGTGAATGTATTCTAGCATCTTCTCTTTTAACAGATACACAAACAAATAATGATTTTACAATTAAAACAAATAATATAATAAATAATTTATTATCAAGCAAACTAGATATTGAAACACAAATAACTAATACAAAAAAACAAATAACATCCTGCAAATATGATATAACTAATATTACTAATAAAATTAAATTACTACCCACTAATTTATCTCAAAATATTGAAAATGAGACATCAATCTATAATGATGAAATCAGTAATATAAATAATATTATTAGTGATATTAATAATAAACATCAAACAAATTTATATAATGCTAATCTAGAAAAACAATCGTGTTTTGCAAATATAAATTCACTACAACAACAAATACAGCAACAAAATAATACTATTACCGAATTGCAAACTAATGCACATAATTCTAGAAAAACAGTTTTACAAGAATTACATCAAAAGAAAATACAAAAAAAACAAATTCAACAACAAATTGAAAATATTTCCAACCAAAGTACTATATATAATCAACATCTAGAAAGATTATCAGAAATTAATAAAATTCTAGAACAATTAAAATTAGAAATCATTAACTCATATTATACCAACACAAACCATAATGATGACTTACATAATGAATTAATTATAAACCTAATAAATAAATTAAATAATAATACTTTATATGATGTATCTGATGTAGCTATTCTAGCTAATCCAATAGCTACCCTTCAGATAGAAAAATTAAAGCAACCAGAATATATTAATTACATAATTGCAGAAATTGATAATACTATTGCAAATAATAATGCTAGAATCAATATAATTGGATTAAAAGCAGAAAAAGCTAAAGTTAAAAATGATACACATATTGAAAATATTAGCAAACAGACCACTAATACTTCTAGAAATAAAGTAATAAGTTATAAAGACCAATATAAAATGGAAAAAGGGCAAAGGACTGCATTACAAGATAAATTAGAAGAAATACAATACTTATATGATAATTATGATGTACTTGTAATAAATAAAATTGTCAATGAATATAATAATGCTCTTCTAGAATTAGATAATCATAAAATACGTACAGTAGAAAGATTAAATATTATGAAAGAACGATTAACTCTAGAATACAAAGAAAATTATACTAATCTAGAAGAACAAATTTTATCAATCCAAGATAAATTAACAACACATAACAAAACATTACAAGATTTAAATATACAATTAAACGCTGTATTAGACAATCTTGCAAATTTAGATAAATCTAATCTAGAATTACATAATATAGATAATAGTATAAATCAACTTGAAACAACAATTACAAAAATTAAAAATGATAAAACAATTCTAGAAGGACAATTCTAGAAGGAAAATTCTAGAAGGACAATTCTAGAATAATAACTGCATTTATTACATATTACTTAGCGAGGAGGACGTTCACCCCAGAAATTATCAGGCATAGTATTAGTTGATGGATACGCACTTGCACGTAGAATAGCTTCCTGACTACGAGCCCCCTTTTCTGGCTCACAATAAAACATAGGTGAAATACGTGGCTTTTTGGTAGGAGGTGCGGGATATGTTAACATTCGGAATGGAATACCATCATCAACCTGAACACTGAAATAACTATCAGCCATACCAGGTTCGCAAACTTTAAAATTGATATGAGGGGGAATATATAATGAACCTAGACCAATATAATATGCATTGGGATGCTTAATACTGAAATTAAACTGTCCATTTATAGCTTTAACAACACCTTTATTAGGAGTACGGTCATATGCAACTAACGGGCTAGGATAAGGCATACCAGAACCAGAAAAACTGATACCTTTAGTGGGTGGTGCGGCAGCCCAGAAGTAAATAGTTGCTTGGGATGACATAGTTTTAAGTTGGCCTTTGACTAATAAGTCTCCAGAACCATTATATTCAACAGCACCTTGACATATATCTTTGTTAAATAGAACCTGACGAAAATTTGAAGACATTATACAATGATTATTCAAATATAGTGATATATTACTTATTATTATTCTAGTGATATTTTATTTCCTAAAAAATTTCAATATCTAGAAATATAAAATATAGTTTTGCATTTCTTATTGTTTGTTCTATTTCTTATTTTTCTATCTTATAAATAATAACTACATTGTTTTACCTGCTTGATTCTATTATAATAAAAATGGAAAAAGATAATTATAAAGTAAGTATTAATATTAGTAAATTGCGAACAGAAGTACAATCTAGAGAAAATCGAAAATATAAAACTTTCGAAAAAGTTCTAGAAACTTGTTATCAAAAAATAATATCCACCAACAAAACTAGCGATGAGTGTTGTTGCACTTTTATCTGTCCACAAGTAATATTTGGTCTACCACTATATAATCTTATGGAATGCATCAATTTTATTATGGAAAAACTAGTTGAAAAAGGTTTTGAAACCCATCTAGCATTACCAAACCATATTTACATATCTTGGAAACCAGATAGCGAAAAACGAGCAGATGAACTAAAACATTATTATCTACAATTAGGCGCACCCAAACAACAAATGCAACTAGAATATAATATTAATAATATTAATAATATTAATAATACTAATAATTCTAGAACATCAAATATGTTAGCATCAACATCTAATGATAAGAAATTATTTATGAATAAACCAAAAGATAAGCAAAAACAATATAGACCAATTGAAGATTATCATTCTAATATGACTACCAATACTTATGATACTAATGATATTGATATATTTCAAAGCAAAATCGATGAATTATTTAATTAGTTTTACTTACGTAGAATGGCATAAATAATAAATGAAATCAACATACCTACTAGAATATATAGTACCATGTCATACATATTACGTGTATTATTATTTTGCATCCTTGTTTCTAAATTGTCTAACCGTTGTAATATATCCTGAAGTGTTTTCTGGAATTGAATATTTTGAGTATTTTGAGTATTATTAAATTGTTCATTATTATTTAATCCTATAAACTTCTGTTGTAATACTTTTTTATCCATATCATTATCCTCATTTAATAATACATTAACATCATTAACATTATTATTGTCATATTCACGATTTTGATTCATAAAACGGTCAACAGTTTTAGAAACAGTAAATGCCTGATTAATATCATTAAAATTATCTTTACCTCCCATAGTAGTCATCGATGGCATTGGCATTGGCATATTAGCATTATCATAAATACTCATATATGATGGACGAAAGCCCGAAAGGGCTTTGGTACAAGGGACTACGTCCCTTCGGGGTTCTAGACCACCATAATTTGATGCAATAGGTGCATTATTACCAAATTGAACTTGCATATTTCTAGAATAATCATCTCCCATAGGATTTGACATGGAACTTGACATAGGATTTGAATAAGATGATTGGGGTAGTTGCTTGGTATTAATACCTCGAGTACCTTCCCTAGTTTGAGGTTCATTACGACCAATTGAAAATTCATTATTACGTTCTAGCAAATTATCAGAAATAGGCATATATTTGCGGTGGAGATCAGCTTGTGATTGTACTTTACGACCTTCAAAACTTTGACCAGCCCATGCTTCTTCAATTGAACACATATTATTTGGTATTGATAATTATTTAATAATTATTTAATAATTATTTACTATAGTTTAATGATAAAAAAGTTTCTTGGAAAATGAACAAATATAATTTATATTTTTTCTAGATTGTTTCTAGATATTTTCATTTTTTATCTATGTTGTTTTTAGTAATAAAGCTATAATATTCTAGGGCGAATGAAAACAATATTCTGGTATCATTTAATTATAACAATCATATTTACATATATATTCGTTCAATTCCTAACCCTTAAAAGAGATAATATCATTTACAAAATATATGCAGACTACATTCTAAATAAATATTGCCTAATTATCTATATATTTCTATCTTTATTGATTATGAAATATGATACATATACTGGCATTTTATTATTAATTCTAATTATCGGACCATTTAAACTATCTATTAAAGAATTATTTGATACTAATACAATACCAACAATACCAACAATACCAACTATAGTAAAAGATGGCGTAATTGTTGCAGATATACCTAAACCAACGGCAACATTTTTACAAAATACAGTAAACAATAAACAATTGCTAAATCAACAAGTATTAGGAATTGATGATAGATTTAAAACAGATGATGTAGCAGTTAAGGAAATTTTAAGACAAATTAAATCACAAGTTGATTTTGACCCCTATAAAACTAATCTTTCGAAAGAGGTTATATATGAAATATACAATAAATATTTTGATAATGATGTATTTATAAAACTCAAAAATACAAATGATGATAGCAAAACATATGTGGCTGCAGGTAATTTTGAATATATACCAACTGTTGCTCAAGTAGATTATGATTTAATTACTTATCAAAATCTTACTAATAATATCCAATTAGGTATTAATCCACTAGCCGATGGTATAAACAATAAAACTAAAATTAATCGTAGTTAATTTATTAACTATTCTAGATAACTATTCTAGATAACTATGCTGATTTCAAACTAGACATTTTACTCTTTAATAGGAAATAACAAATTAACCCTACTATAAAAAAACTGAGTGATGGTAAAATTACCATACATATTGCTATTGAAATTGCTATTGCAAATAATATTTCATATAACCAACCCGAGAATTCTTTGAATTTATCACCTGCAGCGGCACCCACATTATATAACATTTGTGCTCTAGCTTGTGTTTTTGTAAATCCAGCTTTTCTCATTTCTGCCATTTCCCCTTTTTGTTTTCCTGCAAATTTACCTATTGATGTTTTACCTAATGCATCTTTCATAGCACTTTGTCGCATTTGAGCTTTTGCCTTCGCCTTACCCCACCTAGACATACTTTTAGGAACAGGTGTTGCTGGTGTTTCAGGTGTGGCAGATGTGGTAGATGTGGCAGGTGTGGCAGGTGT